GCTAAAAATTTACAAGTATTACGTGATTCAATAGGCAAATCAATATCTATTACAAGCGGTTACAGAAGTCCACAACATAATAAAAAAATAGGTGGAGCAAAAGATAGTCAGCACGTTAAAGGTATGGCGGCTGATATTAAAGTCGCAGGAATGACGCCTAAAGAAGTTGCTTTAGTAATTGAGGGACTTATTGAACAAGGTAAAATGAAACAAGGCGGAATAGGTATTTATCCGAGCTGGGTACATTATGACGTTAGAGGAACTAAAGCAAGATGGTAAAATAACGCATTTATTTTAATTTTAAGACACTTTTATATGAAATTGATATACTTATATACCTTGATGTTTTTTATTGCTTCTTGTGGCTCGAGAAAGGTTCAAATAGAAAAACAAGAAAAGCAAGTTGAAACGCAAATTGAAGAAAAAACAATTACAACGGATTCTTCAAACGTAGAAATTAAGTTTGATTATAAATCAGAAAATTATATTATTGAAGCAAAAGATAATTTAAAACCATTTGAGTATAATGGTAAAACGTATTTTAACGTTGTTTTAAGACACGAAAAAGTAAAAGATAATAGTTTATATAAAAAAGACATAAAAGTGTCTAAAATCGAAGATAAACAATCAAATATTAAATCTAAAGAAGTAATTAAAAATAAAAATATAGAAAGAGATAATAGTATATTTAATTATTATATATTATTATTTATATTATTATTTTTAATTATATTATATTTTATTTATAAAAGATATATTAAATTATATATTTAAAATATTATATATAAATATTATATTATTATTATATAAATATATTATATATATTATTATATATTATATTAAAATAAGTGCGTACGCAAGAGGATAAAAAACTTCACTATTAATATACTTGTTAATAACTATTGTTTAATAAATATATAATTAATAAACTATTGGTTTATATTTGTACTATGAAAGTTAAACGTTCCACGTTAGTAAAGAATTTAGATACTGTTTTTTCGCAGTATATACGTTTACGTTATGCTAAAGATGAAATAGCTGAATGTTACACTTGTGGTAAAAAAGACCATTATAAAAAGCAACAAGCAGGTCATTTCGCGTCACGCAGACATTACTCAACTCGTTGGAACGAATTAAACGTACAAGTTCAATGTTATAGTTGTAACATAGGACAACAAGGTTTACAATTTGAGTTTGGTAAAAGATTAAATAAAGATTACGGAAAAGATACTGCTGAAGAATTATTGATTGAATCTAAAAAAGCAGTTAAATATACTGATAGTGATTTGCAGGATATGATTAAACACTACAAAGAAAAATTAAGTTTTCTCTAATTGTTTCATAATTGTTTGTATGGTAAGAGGGTAGCTTTTAAGTTACTCTCTTTTTTTTTAAAAATGTTAAACTTTTGTTAAAACGTATTTAACTAAAAAATTATTTATATATTTGCTTCATAATTAAAAACAATTAAACAATGAAAGATTTAATCGATTACCAAAGATTCCAAGTTGAAGCATTACAAAAAAAAGTATGCGAACTTGAAAACAAATTAAACGAAGTTAAAACGTATGTCTTTGAGTTATGTGAAAATAACTGCCCAGAAGAATACAAAACAATTATTAAACAACAAATTTATAATTTAGAAAAGTAATGAAATCACTACACGAAAAGCTATCAAAAATTCAAGTAGAATTTAAAGCAAACAAATCAAAGTTTAACTCTTTTGGAAAATACAACTTTCGTTCTGCAGAAGATATATTAGAAGCGTTAAAACCATTCAATGAAAAGTACGGAGTTTATTTTACTATTAAAGAAATACTTGGTAATATTGACGGATTGCCTATTGTAACTTCTTATGCTACTATTCACGATGTAGATGGTGTTCAAGAAATAGGTGCTACTTCTGTTGTAGGAGTAGATTTACAACAAAAAGGAATGCAAATTCCACAAGCGTTTGGTTCAGCAAGTTCTTACGGAAAGAAATACGCATTAGGTAACTTACTATTAATTGATGATACTGCTGATGCTGATGCTACAAATACTCACGGAAAAGATAGTGCAAAAAACGCGACAACTGAAGATGAACAAAAATGGTTAAACATTAATACTCCTGAATTTACAAAAGCTATTGAATATTTAAAAGGTGGTGGAAGTATTGATGTTATCGAAAAAAAATATAAATTAGCAGCCAAAACAAAACAAGAACTTTTAAAAGTTAAGTAATGAAGGTATGCACTAAATGTAAAGTAGAAAAACAACTAACTGATTTTAGAACAAGAAAAAATAGAAAATCAGGTTATCGTAGTGACTGTAAATCTTGCGAATATGAATATTCAAGAAAAAATAGAAAAGAATATTTTAATAATTATCAAAAAGAAAAAAGAAAAACAGATGCTTTATATAATTTAACTTGGAATGTTAGATGTTCAATTACTCAATCATTTAAAAGAGCCTGTGATGGAAGGTATATTAAATCTAAAAAAAGCGAAGAAATTTTAGGTTGCACTTTAGATTTCTTTATGAAATATATATCTTCGCAATTTAAAGATGGAATGTCTTTTGAAAGAATGAACGAAATACATTTAGACCATATAATACCAATTTCTTCTGCTAAGACTGAAGAAGATATTTTAAGATTAAACCATTACACAAATTTTCAGCCTTTATGGGCAAAAGATAATTTTAAAAAAAGTAATAAGATTATCGAAAAACAATTAAAATTAATTTAAATTCCGATTGCAAGGTTAAGTGCTACAAAAATTATGAGTTCAATAATTAACTTAAGTATCAGAGTGGATAAGCTTCCTAAAGAGAAATTCGTTATGGGAAAAGATGGTGCTGTTTTTTACAACTGCACGTTAAACATCAACGATGAAGCTAACCAATGGGGACAAAATGTTTCATTAACAGATTCACAAACTAAAGAAGAGCGTGATGCTAAAAAAGCTAAGAACTATTTAGGAAACGGAAACGTAGTTTGGACTGATGGAAAAATTACTGCGGTTAAAAAAGAAAATGCAACACAACAAGCAGCAGTAGAAGTGGATTTACCATTTTAAATTAATTGGGAGTGTAACAGCTCCCTTTTTAAATAAACAATTATGGAAATAAATAAAATATATTGCGAAAGCAATTTAGAAACAATGAAAAGAATGGAAGACAAAAGCATTGATTATGTTTTAACAAGTCCGCCATATAATGTTAAAACCGAAAGAATAGCAAAATACAAAGATTTTAAAGATGGTTTTAGTCAAGAACAATATTTTGACCAACAAAAAGAATTGATAACTGAATTATTAAGAGTTACAAAAAATCACATTTTTTATAATATTCAAATGTTATCAGGCAATAAAATTGCATTGCATAAATTAATCGGACATTTTGCAAATAATATAAAAGAAATGATTATTTGGCATAAAGGATTTGGTGAACCTGCAATTAGTGAAAACGTTTTAAATAGTGGGTTTGAATATATTATTGTTTTTTCAAATAATGAACCTAACAAAAGATATTTTAACGATGCTAATTTCAAACGAGGAACACAATCAAATGTTTTTAAAATAGTAAATTCTCATTCAAATCCTTTTGCATCTGTTCATAAAGCGATTATGCCTTTGGACATACCTCGATATTTTATGATAAATTTTGGAAAAGAAAACGACATTTGGTATGACCCATATATGGGAACAGGTACAACTGCAGTAGCTGCAATAGAAGAAAAAAGAAATTGGATAGGTAGTGAAATATCACAAGAATATGTTAATATTGCAAACAAAAGATTACAACCTTATTTAGACCAACAAACATTATTTTAATATGGAACGTAAAGAAATATTTTATTGTAATTTAGTTGTTTTAAAAGACAAGAAAAAAGTTAATATAAACAATGTAGTATTTAAAAATGTTGATGGTTACTATAAAGGAAATAAAGTTTTAGATATAGAAGTTATTTGTAGTTTAGGTTTTGAAAATAATTCAAGTGGTTATACTGAACTAAAAAAATCAGAAGAAAAAAGAAACAACATTACCGGTGCTTATGAATAAATTAAATAATTAAACGATGACAGAGCAAGAAACAATAAATAGAATGTTAATGGAAGTCTTTGAAGAAGATTGCTACATTAACCCTGAAAAAGAAATAGAATATCCAATACCTGCTTTGTCTTTTGGTGAAAAGGAATACGAAACAAAAGATGGTTATAAAACATATCCAATTCCTATTGGTACTTATGGTAACTTTAGTTTTATTCAAGCACCGCCTAAATCAAAAAAAACGTTCTTTATATCGCTTTTAAGCGCAGTTTATATGAAAAACGAGTTACAGGGCTTTGGTGGTAAATTAAGAGGTAACAGGCAAGATAAACACGTTATACATTTTGACACCGAGCAAGGCAATTTTCACGCTTCAATGGTTTTTAAAAGACCATTACAAATGACAGGTTTAAAAGATGATAAATATCATACTTACGCATTAAGACAATTAGGATTCAAAGAACGAGTTTTATTTATTGAATATATACTTTATGATAAATTAGAAGGTAAAGAAATAGGACTTGTTATAATAGATGGTATTGCAGATTTATGTGCAGATGTAAACAACATAGAACAAGCAAGTGAAGTTGTGCAACATTTAATGAGATGGTCAAAAGAATTAAACTGCCACATAGTTACAGTTATCCACTCAAATTTTGGAACAGACAAACCTACAGGGCATTTAGGTTCATTCTTGGAAAAGAAAGCAGAAACACAAATACAATTAGAACTAAACACAGTAAACAAAGATTTGGTTAAAGTAAGTTGCAAACGAAGTAGAAATGCAAGT